TGCACTTCGTCCAGTCCCAAAAAATCCATAGTAATATTAAAACTCATACTACTTCTTGCCCTTTAAGCACCACTTTCCGGCGGTCGTATTTGCCATAATCGGCATTGATAAGCTTAAATATACGTTCGCCCCATACTACCCGGTATTCCTTTGTATTTAAGGCTTCCAGGGCTTTGCAGTATCGCGTTTCAAAGTTCATTACATTTTCTAACTTTGCTTCCAGGGCGGTATACAGTTCTTTCCCGTACAGGCTCTTTACTTCACACCAGCATTTTAAGTAGTCGTCCCACTTTTCTACTGGTCGCCCTTTTTCTACGGTCTTTTGCCGCTTCTGTATCATTACATACATTTTACCTACCCCACATTCGCTAGCTTATCCAGGATAGTTTGTGTTATCTTATCCTGTTTCGTGTTATTGCTTACTGTAGTTCCTCTTACGTCGTACATATCGCTTATTACTTTCTTCTGTAAGAGGGTTGCAAGTCTGCAACCTCTCTTATATTCTTCTTCGCTATTGTATTTATCCTTTTCCCGGTATGCAGTACCCACACAACCGTCTATATAAGCTTCGGATATATCTATAAGCTCCGTGATATAGTCGTTATCATCGTCATAGCCTACCCTTAAATATTCCTTCGCTTCCTGTAATGTGATCGCCATAAGCTACGCCTACGCTGCCGCGAACTCAATTTTAAAGTCTGCTCTGTCGTCCAGTTTCTCACAGTCAAAGCGCTCCTGTACTTTCAGCGCCAGTTCGTCAGATTCAAAGAATACAGACTTATCCGTAGACACTGTATAGCCTTTTCTCTCGAAGAATTTAACCAGGGCATACAAATTTACTACATAGAAAATCATTTTTTCTGTAGTGCTTGCTGTAATATCTTCGTCACTCAGCGTAATAAGCTCTTTACCCTGGAAGTATTCTTTACCGTTTACCTCTTTAACCAGGTCTAAGTTTCTTCCGTTCTTATCTTCCTGTGACTTTAAGTACACGCTGCCGGAAAGGTTTGTAATTACTACCACTCTTCCGCGAAGTGTCGGTAATACTCCGTCGATAATTTTCTTTACATCTCTCCAATCCTTCGCACCTGTAGACTTGTCTACGGCATTGGCTTCCACGATCTGCATAATCTCATCATTTTCAGTATTAACCCCAGCTTCCGCGAAGTCCGGCTTAATAACTTCCTGTACGATATTTACGGCTTCGTCTTCCTGTAAATCGTTTGCAATCGGTACAAGCGAACCGTAATTCTCAATGTCGTACTTGATATCCTCTGTATTTGCCGCTTCTCCTGTAAGCTTCGTGCCAGATTTATACTTTTTCAGCTTTTTACCGCCGATTTTTGCAAACGGCATTTTGCCATGGTTAGAGGTTGCTTTGATTACATGGCAATGGTTTTTAAGGCTTGGGAAACCAGCTCTTAATACCTGGATATCGTTTACGAACTGCTCCGGCAGAATAGCAGCGTTACCGTCGATATTTACGGCAGCTCTTTCTTCGTCTGTCAGTGCTGCCTTTCCATGCAAAGCAAATTTTACGGCAGCTCTCAACTCGCTTACTGCTCCTGTTGATCTGCTTTCTTTCTGTTTCTTCTGTCTTCCCAGGTCTTCCCGCTCTTCGTCATCCTCTGCTTCTCTTACCGCAAGCAATTTCTGTAATTTTCTCTTTTCTGCTAAAGCTTCCTCCGCCTTGTCCGCGTCTCTGCTTTCCAGGTATCCGTTAATTTCCTCTGTTTTCTGTACAATCTCTTCTCTTAATTCCTGTACTGTCATGTGGTTACTCCTTGTTATTTTCGTCTGCGATTTCCAAAAGTCGCGCTTCTTTTCTCAGCTCTTCCAGCCGTTTCTCTTCTTTGGTATCTGCTTTCATACGTTCAAAGCTTCTACAGTTAATTTGTGAACTGTCATAAGCTGGGAACGTACACGGGCTTACTTCCAACAGCTCCGCTTTTACAACACTTCTTTTGTACATTTCTTCGCCTTCGTGCTGTACTTTGCTCCATTTATCTTCTAAACAGATAAAACCGAAGCTACTACCGTCTACGTCTCCACGCTTCACGCTTTCCCGTACATCGTTTCCCCATGTGTTATTAGGTAAATCAATGTCGTAATTCAGCCCGGTAGTATCCCCCATGTTAAATCTGAGTGTATCCGTCTTCGTGCTTCCAAGTGGTCGGCTTGTGTCGTGATTCCATAACGCTTTTATCTCGCTGCCGTTCTCTTTGCATCTGCTTAAGCTTTCATCGAAGCACCCCGCGGCGATTTCCTCTAAATATTTGTCGCCCCAGCGGTCAGTAATAACTACAGGCGTATTATACTTAACTGCATAACCGCCAATCGTGCGGCTTTCTTCGCCTTCTGCTGCTCTCACTTCAAGCGGTATCCCCTGGTACGCTACATAATTTCTTCTTTCCTGGATTTCCGCCGCATCTTCTGTACTGTGCGTGTTATTCTCCGGCATTTCCCTTTGTGTCCTTTCCTAAGTCCTTAAGCTTAAGCACACCAGCATTTACTATAAGGTCGTCCCCGTCCTCTGTAGTTTCCCTTCCAAGCTCTAACCTGGCTTCGTTCGGTTTTATGATTCCGCCCGCCACGTAAGCGCATAATATTTTTTGCTGGGTTTCCGGCGAAGAACGCAAAATAACATTTGTGTTATGCTTCGCTTTATATCCTTGTGCCCTGTCGTCTTTTGTTAAGCATCCCCACGTTACTTCCTGTTCGATAGATTCATACAGGATAAGCAGTGTATCCACCAAAAAGCTTAACTGCTGCTGTTCTAGCGAATTATTATTTGTGTCTTTCAAGTCGTTAAGCTGATACATTTTTATACCAAATAGCGCCGCGATCTGACTTATAGACATTCTTCTTATCTGCTCATACTGTGCGTCTGCCAGGGATAAATTTACGGGTTGTACATTAAATCCCGCCGGAACTGTAAAAATACGTTTTCCTTTGCTGTACAGTTTTCCAAACTTTTCCTGTATCTTTTTAAGCTCTTTTTCGTCCCTTATGTCGCTTGTAAGCTGTATTACCATTTTGTTAGTCAATCCATTATCAAATAACGTGTTAAGGTAATTCTGTGCTTTAATCTGTACGTCTATCGTGCTTTTTACGATAGTCCTTACCGCTTCCGTGTTAATTCCGTCCATAGTAAAGCCTTTGAATATCAGCAAATCCTCATAAAAGGCGCTTTCGTTCATTCCCGTACCTGGTACTTTGAAATCAACTAAAACTTTATGCTTTTTGGTTGATCTGAGTACACCCGCATCGTCTATAGTGATTCCTTCTATCGTGCAAGGGTACAAAGCTTCTATTTTTCCTTTTCTTCCGTACACTTTTACCGCTCCGGCTATTCCTTCGTGTTGCCTGGTGGCTTCTATTGCCTTCCAAAAGTCTACCGCCGTCATATACGGGTTTGGTCTTAAACTCAAAAGCTCATATAACGGGTGTTCTTTTGCCCTTCTTTCGCCTGTTTCCGTGTCCTGGGTAAGATATAGCGGCGTTTTCGCCACTGCTTCCGACAGCTTTTTTATACAGGTAAAGTAGGTTGCTTCCTTCATTGCCGCCGCTGGTTGGTCTTCTTCTATCCCGAAAACCTTTAAAAAAAGCTTTTCTTCGTCCGTAAGTCGCGGCGTATCGTCTACTTCTTCGCTTCTTTTTTCCAAAAAATCCAAAAACATTAACTTTTACCGCTCCTTACTATCATAATCGCGACTGCTGCCAGCTCAGCAGCTAAAACATACATACCGATATGCGGGTTTATGTCGTATGTCGTCCCAAACACTACCGCCATAGCTGCCAATAATAGCCCGTCTGCGATCACTATTTTTTTCTTCATGTTTTTTAACTTCTTAAGCATATTTTTTCCTTCTTACATCGCGTCCAGGTATTCCACCGGGTTATAGTGTTCAATACCATTTTCTTCGATGCACAATAGCAAGCCCATAAGCATGGCTATTACACCGTCGATTTTAAATTTACTTTTCTTCTTACTGTACTTGACTCCTAACATTTCGTCGTAAACTGCTATACAGTTTTTCGCCATAAATCGGAAGCACTCATTTTCTGCAATAACCAGCCTTTCGTCTACTAATAGGTTCTCAAAATCGTTAATAACCTGTGTCATAGTCTTAGTTCCCTGTCCTATTGGGATAACGTCCCAGCGGTCTTCTAATCGGTTTATGATTGTTGTACTTCCCCACTGGTCGAAGCCTATCTGTTCTATCCTGTATTTTTCGTCCAGTTCTACCGCATGGTCTAAGAAGCGTTCAAAATTTACATATTTTCCGTCTAAAGCTATCAAATCGCCTTTTTTTATCCAGTACTCATAAGGGTTATTGTCCTTATGCTGCCTGTAAGCTACCGTTTCTTTCGGCGTATACAGGTACGGCACTACGATAAATCGCCCGGTTGTCTCTTCATAAAACACCAGGACAAAGCCCGTAATATCATTTTTACTTGATAAATCCAGTCCGCCCCAGCACTTCCAGCCTTCTAAGTCTTTCGTGTCTACCTTTTTCGTACACAAGTCCCATAAGTCCATATTTATAGCGCCTTTTTCATGGTCTAACGCTACGTGCTGGTTTAGGAACATACGCCTAAACATATTTTCCTGTAAAGGCATAAGCCGTATACGCTTCGCATAGTTCGCCAGGTCTTCCAGCTTCCTAAATACTCCTAATGCCGGGTTCGATTTATACCATTGTGTTTCGTCCTCAACATTACAATCTTTATCAGCTTCGTAAATCCTATAGTAAAAGCTCGGGTCGTTCACTTCCCCGGCTTCTATTTTCTTTGCCATAGTATAAAGCTGCATTTCCGGGTTTGCCGGGTCTTCTCCGCTGGAAGCCGTTGTAATTGTCATTATTAACGGCTCGTCCCATGCTCCTTGTCCCGTTCTCAGCTTTCCGTACATTTCGTCGTTTTTCGCCTGGTGTATCTCGTCCAGGACGGCTACATAATCGTTAAAGCTGTCGGCGTTGTCTGCATCTGACGACAGTACCATAAGCTTATTACCGTTATCTTTCCGTATAATGGTTTTCGTACTGCTTGTAATCTTGCAGTAGCGGCGTAGCGTCTTATTTGCTTTTATGAAATGTTCTACCGTTCCGTACAGCTCGCCCGCCTGTTTGGTTGTATTTGCCGTTAAAATAAAAAGCGCGCCGAAGATATGCCGTTGACAGAAAAAGAGATATACTACTATAATCGCCGCCAGGAATGACTTACCATTTTTTCGCGGTATATTTATATGTGCTTCTCTATGTTTCCGCTTGCCGTCGCTCCTTCTCTTTACGCATAGGATTTCTGTTATTATTTCAAACTGAAATTCTAATAAATCAAAGTTTCGGCTTGCTCCTCTATCATTGGTCAACTTCGACACGAACTTAAATACTTTCTTTGCTTCCTCTACATCGTAGTAGTATTCTTCCGTATCCCACTTCTTTTGTAACTTCTCCAACCAGGCAGCTAAAAGCAGTTCCGTGTTAATCATGTGCTATCATTCCGTCCAGCTCCGCGTCTATGCCGCCGTCGCCTTGTGCGCTCTCTGCCTTCATTCTCTGCCGCGCCGCTGGCGTTAATCCTAATTCTTTCGCCCAGGCTCTCATTTCCGTCTGTGCTTTATTTGCTATGCTTACTTCTGGTCTTTGCTGTTCGTAACCATTATCGCCCACTTCCATACTGTAACCTTTTTCGTCTATGATCTGTTCGCACTTCTGCCACTTTGCATAGTTCGTACAGTAAGCTTCTAGGGCTTTAAGGTCTTTGTCCGTAAATTCTTTTTCTTCTTCCGCGAAGATTTTCGCAATCCTTCGCCACTCTTTTTTAGCCTCCGCACTTAACCACTTCGGGCAAGGTTTCGGCTTGTTTTTTTCTGTCTTTTTTTCTTCATTCGCCATACTGCCACCTTCTCAGACCCCCCCTATACAAAAAATCGGCGTTTTTTTTCAAATCAACTTGAACTCGGGACTTTTAAAAAGAAATAAAAAGTTTTTATATCCCCCCGCTGTCTCCGAACTCGCGCCGGAAGCGCTGTAGCATATCGTAAAGCGTTCGCTGCATCTTCTTTTTTGCCATGTATCCGCGGTCATATTCTTTATGTATGCGCCTGTGGTTCGCTTCGCTCAGCCCTATTACATTATCTCTATCAAGTCGTCTATGCCATGCTTCCGTAACCTCTTCTATGTGGTGGTACTGCTCCGCTGTTATCACTATTCCCGTTGTGTAGTATTCAAATATATCTACGCCAAGTTGCGCCGCTTCCTGGTTGGCTCTGAACCCTTCCCAGGCTTTACTATTATAGAACTGCTGCCGCCGGGCTTCCTCTTCGTTCTCCATACGCTTACGCTTGTATTCTCTGTACTTCTCTCTGTCTGTGTTCTTGTGCCTGTCACAATACTTAACCCCAGCTTCTACTACCTTGTGGCAGCCCGGGTAACTGCATAACTTCTTAAGCATCTATCTTTCTTCTTTCATAGTGCCGCCCTGGATTTCATGCGGCACTTGGGAGGTTTAGACAAACAAAAAAGAAGAACCAGGCAAAGGGTGCTTTCCTTTACCTAATTCTTCTTGCGTTTGTATCTATAGATTATCATAAAGTTTCTTTAGTTTCAATTCTTTTTTGTTATGTTTTCTCTATAGTTTGCTGAGTTTTTCCACGCTTTTTCCTGGTCGTTGGCAGTCCATGTATGCGCTTCCAGTTATTGCTCTTGTCCTGGCTCTCACGTAACAACTGCTGCCGCCTTCGGCTTCGTATGATCTGCTTTTGTCTGTCTCCTATTTCCCGCTGTCTTAATTCCTTCTTTGCTTTCTTGTTTCCGAAGCTTGCCCGCATTATCAATAACGCTTCCTGTAGGCTCATCATTATTGTATTGCCTATCTTCGCTATGCACTCTCCTGTAGCCGCTGCATATATGTAACCGTTCCGTACTTCCGTCACGCTGTTAAGCGCGCTTCGTAACGCCTTCCCGTTGCTTCTACCGTATACTATCATTCTTTCTTTTCTCCTACTACTTCTAGGTTAATAGGTTCTATCATATCGTCCAGCATAGCATAGTAAGGCTTCTTATTCCCTGGTGCTGCTTTCAGATTCACATAACGGAAGTGTACAAAATAGGCGTACATATCGTCCGTGTTCGGCAGCTTCCGTATTTCCTTTACTGTACCTATCTTCCCCAGGATATGCTTAATATGTTTCTGTCTTACGCCTACTTCCTTAAGCCTGGCTTCGCTGCATATCACTTTTACTCTTTGCCCTTTAGTAATCATAGTCCTCTTCCTCTCCGTCTTCCGGCTCGCAATACTCGCACATAATACAGCCTTTTCTTTTACATTCTGTTACAAGTGTTGTTATGTTTTTGTACTTTCCGCACCACATTGTTATTCCCTTTCCGTGTCAGATTCTGACACCTTTTATTTTTCTTCTTTGCCTAAGTATTCCTCTATATCCATTTGTCCCGGTAAGTCAGCTTCCTTTTTTTCTTCGGGTCTTACTTTTATTCCCAGGATACACCAGCCTTCTTCTAAGCCGCTGTAATCTTCCAGCATATAGATAATATCCGCTTTTATCTCTCTTCCTGTATTGCGTCCGTCTTTGAACTCCATAAGCTCTAATACGTCGCCTTCCTTGTATCCCCGGTCATTCTTCCGAAGTTCAAAGCTTTTCTTACCGCTTGCCACATCATCAAAGTACATAGCCGCAAGCCGTATAATGTGTGTCTTTGGTTCTGCTGCCGCCGCTTCGCTCGGTAGTGTCTCCATTTTCTTATCATCGGACTGCTGCCGTAGCTTCGCTTTTGTATCCCGGTCTATTGCTGCTTGTTCTTCATCGTACCGCTGTTCCTCTGTTTTCTCTGCTTCTGCCTTATTTGTGTACTTATCGCACTTTTCGCAAGTTCCCGTTTTTACGTTGCACTCACTGTAGTACAGGCAAGAATAGCATAGGCTCGTAATGCTTTCCGGGTGTGCTGGCTCGTAATCGTCGCCCGGCTTCTTTTCTGCTTCCTTCTTCTCTTTCTCTTCCTTTACCATTTCCCGAACATCTTTACTTAGCAGCTCCCCGTTTTCAATAACTTCATGCTGCTTTGTTTCCGGCAGCCTTGACGTTTCGTAAGCCGTAGAAAAGTTTATTTTTCCGTCTTTAAATGCTTCCTTGCCTTCTTCGCACAAATTGTTATTGATACTGTTGATCTGATTTATTTTACCTGTAGACTTCCCGGTAACATTCGCTATATAGTCTCTCATTTTTCCCTCTATAGTCAGTTCCCCGGATTCCCTGGCTTTTACCAGGTACTTTGTAAACTCAGCTACGCCGTTCGTTAATTCCCAGTCGCTAAGCTGTCGGTTAAAGATATTTGCACTATGCAGTGTCAGCATAAACAGGCTTTCGCTCATTTCCTTTATCTTACAGTCCACAAGCTTAAATTCATCGTGTCCGCGCTCGATATTAAGGACTGCTGCCGCTGTACGTCTATGTCCTACTATTATTCTGTCTTGCCCGTCTACACGCCCTACTATGATTTCCTGTAGCTGTCCGACTAAAAGCATATTGTCCGCCAGTTCTTCTATATTGTCCTGGCTATACTTGTTATGCTCCGACGGAATCAATGTACGCGGGTCTAAGCGTACCTTTCTGTAGTCCTTTGCAAAAATAATATTTTTCTTGCTGTTGGCGTTAAGTCTGTCGCCTATGCCAATCTTTCCCATTGCTCTATCTCCTTTCTGCTGTACCTAAAATTTAAACCTTGCTTTTTCTTCTTCCCAGTCGAAGTCTACGCAAGCTATACATCTTTTGCACTGTTCTATTGGTTCGTCGTCGTTTTCTGTTCCGAACCCTCTACAAGTACCGTCTGCTTCTCTTCCTGGTTCTCCAAGCCTTTTTATTAAGCTACATTTCTTCTGTCTCTCTGCTATGCGGCACTCTTTACACATTACACCTTTCTTCCCAACCGTCGCACCTTCCACCCTTGCGTAATGTGCCGCCCATGTGCGGCTTACTCCTATTCCGGCGCTGCTCCACGCCTTTATACGTTCCCCGCATGTATCGCACGTTACTTCTGTATCTACTTCCCTGTATATTCCCACTTTGTTATCTCCTTTCCGTTATTCCTTAAGCACTTTGTTTATATGTAGCCGCCCTTTTCCTTTTCTTTCGTCTTCTCTTCCGGCTTCGTAACCAGCTTCGTAACCGTCTGAAAATCCGCCCATTTTCATTCCCGTATCTCTTCCCTGTACATATCCGTCATTTTTCCCAACCTCGTAGCCACTCGTAAAACCTTGTACATATTTTGCCTGTACTGCATCGTTTAACAGTCTTATAAGTTCTTCGTATAGATCGTCTGCTTTCTTTTCCGCCACAGTCCTTACTCCTAACAGATAATCTGTACTGGTATGCAGTTTATAAGCGATTGCTGCTATAACTGTTCCTTTCGGCGTTCTGCTATTATTTATGTATCTTGACATAGTTGCTTCTGTTACTCCTACTTCTGCTGCAAGCTCTTTCTGCGTATATCCGTATTGTTTCATTAGCCCGACCATTCTACTTCCTAAAGTATCCATCTTATCAATCCCTTCCTACCCACCAAATAACGACAGCCATTATTACGACGTACAAAACAGCCGTTTCTATTTCTGTGATGATAACCCACTTCCACGCTTCCATACACTACACCCGCTTTCCCATATACTCTAATACCAGGTTCTTATAATCTCTTGTCGCTGCGCTTCTCGGTGTTGTCTCTAACAGGCTTTGCCCGTTCTCATACGTCCACGCTGTTACTTTCTTGCTATGTCTGATATGCGTATTAAATACGTCGTATTTGCTATTTCTTAAGGCTTCCTCGCCTTTGATTACATCAATATCCTTTGTGTACATCGTTACCAGGCAGCGCACGCTTTCCAGCTTTTCGTTATACGGTCTGATTTCCTGTATAATGTCGTCCAGCTCTTCCATACCGTCTAAAGCGTTCTTATCTGCCTTAATCGGTATAATAATGTCTTCTGCTGCTGCCAGGGCGTTAAGCACCTCTATTCCTACTCCCGGGTGGCAGTCAATAATACAATAATCGTAATCTTCTTCCACCTGGTTAAGTACGTGTCTGATTCTTCCCATTTGGTCGCCGTCCTTATCTGTTATAAGGTCGTCTGCTGCCGCTACCAGGTTCATATTAGACGGGATAATATCCAGCCCCCAGCGTCCGCTCGGTACAATTACATCTTGCGCGAATAAAATCGGATTTCTAAGCACTTCTTCCATGCTCAGCGCGTCATAACTGTGTTTTTCAAAGAACTTTGTGACTGCTGCCTGGAAATCATTGTCAATCAATAATACTTTCTTCCCGTGTACCTGGCTCATAATCAAAGCCATGTTAATAGCTGTTGTACTCTTCCCTACTCCGCCTTTTAAATTTACTACTGCTGCTGTTCTCATTTTCTAAACCTACCCTTTCTGCGGCGGCAGCAGAAAAGCCCCGCCGCTGTTGCTTTTGTTGTCGTGTTACGTGTGTGATATACTATTTTTCCTTGCTTTGCCATAACCATAAGCAGTTACAAGCGTTTTTCTCTTTCGTACTGTTCTTTATGTTGCTGGCATCAGCCCAGGGCTTAATATGTCGTCTACCGTCCGCCCCTGGCAACCTTTGTTATCGCATTTCCGGCAATCTGTACCGCAAAAGCCTATAAACCGTTTCTTGTTTACCCGTTCTGTAATCTTTGCTTTTTCCTTCGGGTATGTGTCGCTTACTATTTCCAGGTCGTCTATAGTTCCTTCCAGGTATGCAGTTATAAGCTCTATTGCCGCTTCGCTGCCGTAGACTACAACCGCCTTCCCGCCAATGCTGTTTATCATATCTACAAACTTAAGCTGATTATCCGCAGCTTTGTTGTTTCCTACTTTCAGCTCTACATACAGGTTGTTATACTTCCCGGAAGCATACGGTAAGCAGATATCGCTTACGCCTGGCTTCATGCCCTGGCGTTTCAATTCTGCCCCAGCTCTTGCACTTCGCTTCCCTTCATTCGCTGCATGGTACATAGCCTTAAGCTGTGGGTATTTGCCCTGCTGCCAGCGCGCCCAGTCAAATATAAGGCGCTGTGCCTGGTCTTCTGATTCTGTTATATTCATTCTCCTAAGTCGTCTCCTGTAATCGTCAATATTGTTACTCCGATGCTTGCCACTACCACAAGCCACCACATAAGCCCTACGGTTAATGCAGTCCCAACTTGCGCCCATACAAGCGCCGCCTTCTCTTTCCCGTGTGGCTTCTCCCGGTAGTAGCCCCGTTCCTCTTCCCGCATTTCTTCCCGCATCTCGTCAACGTCCAGCCATAACAGGGCGAAGCAGAACGCTACAATAGTCCCTGTAAGATAGATTGCTTTAAACATTTTCTTCCTTCCCTTCGTCCTTGTCTTTCTCTGCTGCCCGCTCCGGCACTTTTGCAATATATGTACCTACTGCCTTTTTGATCTCGTCCACCTTCTCAGCCGGGAACGTGCCTTTAATTACTTCTTCCTTAAGGATTTCGTCCATAGCCTGTCCCGCCAGTGCGATACCTTCTACTAAGCCCTGTTCGTAACCGTTGTTATAGCTCTTGTCGGTTACTCTCGTTAAATAGCCGTCCAGCTCCTTACGGCTCATTCTCTTAATTTTTCTTGCTAAGTCTCTGTCAATTCCTAAAGTTTGTCCCATTCTAGTTCTGTCTCCTTCCAGGTTTGGTTGATTTTTACAAATGTGTAGGTAAAGAACGTATAACCCGTCTTTTCGTGTATTCCTTCCTGTACGCTGTCGCCGTCCAGGTAATAGGACTGCTCCAACTTCTTCGGAAGCCTTGCGATACGGTTATACCAGCCTTTGTCTTTTACCAGCTCTTTCCTTAATACCTTCGGTTTCCTTAAGTTCCGTGAACTATTCCAGCGCTTTCCTTGCAGTGCGTCCGGGCTTCTTAACATTCCGTCGCTTTGCTTTATCAGATACGACGCTAATTTAGCGTACTGCCCTGTATCGTCTAGCGGGTTGTGGTGTGTCCTTCCTCTTCCCTTCCAACACCGTACTATAGCTTGCTGGCTTATCTCTTCGGGTGTATTTATGACTAAGTGATGATGCAGCGCCCCTTTCTTCCCGATCTCCATTACATGAATGTACTTGAACGGGATACCATGACGCTTATACAGCTTTCGCATTTCCCTTAAGAAGTCGTCTGCGTCTTCCCGCATCTGTTTTCTTCCGGCGGGTCTTCTCTCCTTTCTGTAGTCTAATACCAGGTGTGTATCCCCTTCCTGGAAGTTCTCATTTATCAGCCTTCTTAACTTCTTCTCTGCTGCTCTCTTATTCACTTTAATCTGTTCTTCTTTGGTAAGTGCCTTCCTCTCCCCTCTCTTTATTCCCTTCTTCCCGTATCTGCTGCTATAGTACTTCATTACCTCTACAGTTCTACCCGCTTGTACTACCTCTATGATGTATGGCATATATCCTAACTCCTGTTCCTAAAGTTAATACTTTTATCAAGCCTTAAAACTGGTAAAATCCCTTGAACTTAAAGGCTTTCCAGTTGCTTTTTTGCCGGATATTTGCTATACTATCTTTGTGAGTTTAAGTACAGCTTTGTACGGCAAAGCCGCTAAGTTATTTCCCGATAACCTAGCGGCTTTTCTTTTTGTCTTTCTCTGTTTTCGGGTGTATGTGTTTACGCTTCTTTCTTTAACTCCGCTGGTGCTACTACCTTGTATTCCTCAATACTTAGCTCGTAACACGTTCTAACCTCGGTTTCCCCGTGTTCCAGCTCTTTTGTATACTCCCGGCTCTGTAAACGTCCGCGTACTTCGATACAATCCCCTACATTAAGGTTATCTGCTGCCCTTGCCGCTGTTCCGTTCCATGTGATCGCCGGGATATAATCGCTTACGTTGCTTTCGTCGTCTTCGCGCCAGCACGCTAAAATCATATCTGTAATACGGATACCGCGCGGCGTAGTTCTCATATCGCCTTTTTTGCAGACAAACCCGGTTAATACTACCCCGTTTGTATCTCCTTCGTATTCCTGGTCTGTAATCTCCTGGGCGCGCACTGAAATATATAACTTGCTATGTTCTTTCTCTGCTGCCTGGTTCTTCTTGTCTTGTCCTTTCTCTGCTGCCTGGTTCTTCTTGTCTTGTCCTTTTTCTTCGGTTCTGCTGTCGGTGTTGTTCCGTTTGATATTTCTTGTACGGATTCTTCCAGTAACCAGCAGCTTACAGTCTAACAGGTCTTTTACCTGGTCGATTGCTGTTAAGCTCTTAAAAGCTGGTGTACCTTCTTCTACAATTACCTGTGTAATGTCCTTAATACCGCTTACCCTCTCCGTTGCCATGTCGAACCCGTAGTAAGCTACTCCGCGCTTATCTACACTTACCTGGTGCGGATACTCTAACGGTTCTCCGTACAATGTTATATAGTTATTCATCGGTTTTACTCTCCTTCTCATTATTCTTAGCTTCCCAGTACTTTCCTTCGCTTTCATAGTACAGTTTGTACATTCCTGGCGACCACTCGCCCGTCTCTATTGCACTTTCCATACTCACACATAAGCCCATATACTCTGTAGTTTCATACGGGTACGTGCCGGAAATATGTATACAGCCCTGGTACTCTCTCGTAACCCCGGTATCGTCTGTAACGGTAATCGTTCCCCAGGCGTTTTGTTCTGTCTGAATCTTCCCGGATTCCGGCGCTACTGCTGTTACTTTCGGCTGGTTCTCTTTGGCAATGATCGCGACAAGCAGCACAATACAACATATTGTGATAGCTCCCGCGATAGATTTACTACATTTAGTTCTTGCCCCGATGATTCCTAATAACATCAACGCAATCATTACACCTAAAAATATTTTCAGTCCTAACACTTGGTCTTTACCTTCCCCATTTGTTACGGAATATAGCCAGGTTCTTTTTAAATTCTTCCTGGTTTTTCTTCTTCTGTACTACTTCCGGGTCGTCCGGGTTCTTTGGCTCTGTTCGGTGTCTTAAGTCCGGGCGTTCTGCTGCTGTAAGTACCAGGGTAGTGCCGTAGATATCTACAAAATGCTTCTGCCCGCAAAAGCTACATTCGTGTTCGGTGTTGTCCTTAAGCCCCACCAACACACGCCCGCACTGTAAACAGTGCTTATGTTTCTTGTTTTTCAAGCTTCCAACTCTTTTAAGCGTCATTTCTTCGGTTTTCCTTTCTCTTCCGGCGTTTCCTTCGCCGCAAGAAACATTTTAGTAGCAATATAGACGGCTTTCTGCATCGAAGTATCAAGCTGTCCTACAAGTTCCAGTGCTTCGTCTGCTCTCGCCTTCTGTTTATCAATGCTCATAACTGCCGCTGCCATATTTTCGCCCCTTTCTTCTTGCCCCGTATCCGAAGCCATAACCGAAAGTGTAGCCACCGTAGCCGCGTTCCTCTTCTTCGTCGCGCTGCCCGCTTACTTTCACGTTCTGCCCGGTATACGGAACACATGATAATACTGCGTCTCCTTCGTTCTTGCAGTTGCTTATTGCTGTGCATTTGTTTCTTGCTGGTACTAACCTGGTTTCTACTCTCCCGCTTTCCTTTTCAATCTCAACAACCCATTTTTTCACTGCTTCGTTCTCCTTTTCTTTGTTACTTTTCGCGATTTTACCTATAAACAAGGGCTTTACGACTGCTGCCACAGTCTTTTATCTTTGGTTCGTGCTTCTGATTCTTTTAATCTCTTCCGCTACGTTCTTAGAAGTCCGCTGCTGTAATAAGTTGTCACTGATCTGATATGTGTACTCACTTGAACCAGGAAGCTTTATGGCTATTCCTATAGGAAGTTGCCCCATTTGCATAGCAACCCGGATAAATTGCGGCGAAACGCCCAATATCTCCGCTGCTTCCGCTGGCTTTATGTTGTTTTCCCTCAATCTATCCCGCCTTTCTATGTAATATCCGCCCTCTGCATTTTCCCAGGCTTGGGACTTGCTACCGTGATAGGCTGCATTACGGGTTTAGGTATTTTCCCCTACCAGGTGGCGCGCGTGAATGATTCTTTTTCATTTTTGTGCTTCTCCGTTCCGGCTTTATTTACTGTGTAGTCGCTTTTTCCCATTAAAAAAGCTGTAGAAAAACCTGTTATACGTCCGCACACTCTCTAGCTGGTGTACCCGCTGCTATTTTTATCACAGTATCCAGCTTAAGCTATTCGCTTGCTGTCGCTGCTGCAAGGTAGCCAACCTTGCTACTAATGCGCCGCGTGGGACTCGAACCCACGCCCGCCCGGTTATGAGCCGGGTGCTCTGACCAACTGAGCTAACGGCACTTGCTGGGCGACCGCTGCCGCCCTGGTGTTTTATTCACTCCTTCCCGCGAACCTTGGTACAAAGTCCCCGAAGTCCGTTGCCGGGAAGTTTTCTCTTACAATATTTCCCTGTATCCTTATAAAATCATGTGCAAAGTTGGAATTATCCGCGCCCAGGAAGTCGTCCAGCCTTAAATTAAATTTTCTGTCTGCGCTCTCTATATCCATAATCGCGCTTATCGCGTCGCCCTGCATAATTCCCATTGCTTTAGCTCTTGCGCAAATCGCGCCATATTTTCTATTTCTTTCCTTCTTTTCTTCTACTGTCATTCTTCTTTTCTCCTTTCTCTGCTAAGAGTGTAGTAAAGTGTCTATCCAGTTCCCCGGTTGTCAGTCCTGTAGTTTCTGCCAGTCTGTCTACAAAGTCACAATAATCTTTATGAGCTTCCTCAAAGCCTTCCTTTGCTAACAGTGCCTTCTCGATGTTTCCCAGCTTTTCTAAGCCTTTTGCTTCTACTTGTTTCCAAATTTTAATTTGTTCTTCGCTCATTGCTCTGCTGTCCTTCCAATCCTAAAATATAGAAATATACTTTTCTTTGCAGCTTGTAGTCCATTCTGTCAATGAGACTATGTAGCGCTCTTTTTATTCTGTTTTTTCCCATTTCTTGCTCCTTTCGTCTTTTGTTCATCGTTGATTACATTTACATTATAGTGTACTAGATTTACCTTGTCAACATATTTTTAATCTTTTTGTTGATTAAGTTTACTTTTTATGCTATCGTATAATTAAATTACAGAAAGGGGGATTTATTTTGAACGAACGTTTAAAAGAGTTACGTAATTATCTCGGACTTAGCCAGGAAGCTTTTGGGGAAACTGTTGGAGTTACAAAAGCTGCTATCAGTCGCATAGAAAGCGGTATCAATTCCTTATCTGATAGAATGATTCTATCTATAGTTACTCAGCATAACGTAAGTGAAGAATGGCTCAGAACGGGTAACGGCTCTATGTTTAACGCAATGTCCGAAGATGAAGAACTGGACTTATATGTAGGTCGTATCTCCGGCGGCTCTGATGAATTTAAGAAGAACTTAATTAAAACTCTTTGTAAATTGTCAGAAGACGAATGGGACGTACTTAAGAAAATCATTTCAGAAATGAAATAAGGGATAGACGCTATTAACGTCTACCCCTTCAAGCCCAGGATATAAAAATATATCTTTCTTAATAGTTTTTCTTCCTGGATAGTGTCTATAAGGTTGTGTAGCTTCTCACGCATTATAGTTAAGCCCCCTTCCTTTGACAATATCCATTATATTCCTATTTTTTCTGCTCGTCCCGGATTTTAAAAACATTTCCAGGATTGTGGAAATATTTACAAGAATACCAGGTAAAAAGCTGTGTTATGATATACTACTTATATTCTGAATCGTACAGATCGCTTATACGGCATCCTAAGCCTTTGGCTATTTTTTCCAGGTTTGCCAGTGTTGGCGAAGTTTTACCATTTTCAATATTATTTAGCGTGGACTTGCTTACACCAGTCATTACGGCTACAGCTTCCAGCTTTAAGCCTTTGGCTGTACGCACTTCCCACAAATTTACTTTTAACATTATCCTACCTTCCTTTCTGCGCGATAGGATAAGGATAATGTTAGTATTGCTTTTGAAAGGAACTTATTTATGGGATTATTTAGTAAAGAAAGCTGTATTGTTTGCGGCGGTAAAGTTAATGCATTGACAAAAGCTAAAACTGCCGAAGGTTCGGTTTGTTCTTCTTGTCTTAGTCTTTGTAGCCCGAACTTTGTAAGCAATATAAAGAATAAGAATGTATCAGAAATTAAAATGCATATAGAATACATAAAAGAAAACCAGGAATTATACAAAAACTTCCAGGCTACAGATACAGTAGGTAAGCTATTCTTCGTAGATAAGAGTAAAAGACTTTTCCACGTTCCAGCCCCGGCAGTATCTATATATAACAAAACGCCTATTGTATATTCCTTCGACAACATTGTAGATTATGAACTTGTCGTAGACGGTGAAACATATACAAAAGGCGGCGTAAGCATCGGGCGCGCCCTGGTCGGTGGTGCTGTGTTTGGTGGTGTTGGTGCTGTAATCGGCGGAACTACCGGAAAGAAATCGCAAAAAGAAATGATTAAGAAAATGTATATCAAAATTACCCTTAATCATACATACGATACCTATACAGAAATTCCTCTTATTTCCGCCGATACTAAAAAAGGAAGTTTCCTGTATAACACTATGACAGATTGCGCGAATAAAATACTTGCTTTGCTTGATTCTATTACGGCAGAATCAAGTGCCCCGTCTTTTTCCGGGTCTGCTGCCGATGAAATATTAAAGTATAAGCAGTTATTAGATTGCGGCGCTATAACCGAAGAAGAATTTAATAAAAAGAAATCTGAATTATTGAACCTTTAAGATAATTTAAAAAGCCGTCCCGGGCTGCCACCCGAAACGGCTACGCGATACCTATAAACAAGGGCTTATAGATAAATCAAAACGCAATATGATTATACCATAAGCCCATATTTTTAAAAAGGGCTTATTTTTTATACCCTTTTTTAAGGAAGGTGTGATTATATGAAATTACCTAACGGCTTCGGAAGCGTTTACAAACTCTCCGGCAACCGCCGTAACCCCTATGTAGCAAAGAAAACAAAAGGCTGGGATATCGACCCGAAAACTGGGAAGGTAAAGCAGCTATATATAACAGTCGGCTATTATCCTACCAGGAAAGAAGCGCTTACCGCCCTGGCAGAATTTAACGCCAACCCTTACGATGTGAACGCCGCTAAAGTTACTTTTGCCGATGTATACGACCGTTGGAGCGACGAACATTACCCGACAGTTAGCGAATCTAACGTAAAAGGTTATAAGGCTTCCTGGAAACTCTGCGATAAAATCGCTTCAATGCGCTTCGTTGATGTTAAATTGGATCATCTTCAAATGGTTGTTGATGAATCCGGGAAGAATACCCCTACACTTAAGAAATTAAAAATTATGCTGGGGCTTATGTACAAATACGCTGTAATACATGAAATAATACCGAAAGAAAGAAATATGGTCGAATATCTAAATATTAAAAATGCTGGAAATCCGAACGCGCTAAACCGTGAACCGTTCAGTAAGTCGGAAGTTTCCCGGATATGGGACGCTAAAGAAAGCAACCCGTATTATACGGTTATACTCATGCTGATCTATTCCGGCTGCCGCATAAGTGAACTATTAGACTTAAAAAAAGAAGATGTAAATTTAGAAGAACGTCATTTTAATATTGTCGCCGCTAAGACTGCTGCCGGAATCCGTACAGTACCGATAGCAGAAAAGGTTTACCCGTTCTTTGAATATTGGTATAACCTTAATTCTTGTGAGTACCTTTTAAGTACGCCAGAAGGCGCACACTTCAAATATCGTAATTATTACGATTCTTACTGGAAGCCGCTACTTGATGCCGTCGGAATGTCGCACCGTCCGCACGATACCCGGCATACTTGCGTAAGCTTATTAACCGTAGCTGGTGTATCGGATAAAGTCATAAAGAAGATAATCGGACATAAAGGGCAAGGCGTAACCGAAATAGTATATACTCACTTTGAAATAGAGGAACTAATAGACGCGATCAACAAGATATAGTGTTAGTTACCTGTTAGTTACGTGTTAGTTACCGTAAAAAATTTATGCTTTTTTGTGGTGTTCCACAAATCAGCGGGCATAAAGAAAACCCAGGAAATATAAGCATTTCCTGGGTTTGTATCTTTTTCGTTGTCTCTTTGTAATTATCGTTTGGATAACTCCGAACGCCTATTTTTCGGCTTTTTTGATGCATTTGTAAGTTACGTGGCAGTTACCGCTACTTTCTTTCCCGTTTCCTTAATACTACATCATGCACATACAATAAAACAACTAATTCCGGCAGCTTTTAATTTTTTCTCTGTCTTCTCTGCGTTTTTGCGGTCTGTATAAGCTCCCGCCTGTACTTTGTAAAGCCCGTTAATCATTCTTACAAATACGTCCTTATGCCCGGTCTTTTTGATTTTCTCCGCCATAAGGTCAGCGCCTTCTTTTCTCCTGTACGCTCCCGCCTGGACTCTGTAATACTTCTTGTCTTCTGCTCCCAGGTCGTCGGTTTTCGTATCCTTTGTATCGTAGTTGTACAGTTCGTATGTTTCGATAAGCTCAATAAGTTTCTTCGCATATTCCGGGTCTGTTGCGTATCCAGCAGCAGCTACCGCTTTACAAGCTTCTTTGTAATCTGTTTCCCCGATTACCTTCGCATATCTCTTATACTTCTTTAAAAATGCGCTGTGGTCTTTTACGGAATCTTCCCAGGTGTCATAGGCTCTAAACTCTGCTTCTACCTGTACTTTCTTTCCATCTTCGTATTCCGTTGTTTTTCTTGTTAAAGTCTTACCCTTCCAGTCCTTTGTAGCCTTAATTCCAAAAAGTGCATTACTTGTCTTTGTCAGCTCTGATTTTCCCCAGGCGCTTTCTAAAATTGCCTGTGCTGTCGTTAAGCTTGCCGCTACTCCGCTGTTCTTCATATCGGCGGACGCAATAGCGCCCACCACTTCAATAAAATTCTTCTGTTCTGCGTTCATGTTCCTTATCCCCCTACACTGCCTGTAAGCTCGATACAGCTACCCAGCTTGTAATATCCTTAAGTCGTGCTTCCTGTACTCCGTTGTTTACCTGGATTTTATCTACTGTATGTTTCTTCCCGCCGCGCTGAGCTGCCGGAACTGTCTTACCGCGTGCCGATGATAAGCCACCGTATACCGCGCCGTCTTTAATTGTTACGGTACTTCCTACTGTAATACCTTTGCTTCCCTGGTTTCCGCTGTTCCCGCTTTTCTTAAGCCCGAACTGCTCCGCGATTGCTGTAGCCACTGCTGCCGCGATCTGGTCTTTTTTCGCTGTATAAATCTGCATATCGTCTTTGTCGTCGATAAAGCATACTTCCAGCAGTGCCGAAGACGTACCGCTTGCTTTTGCTCTCGCGATCACGCGCCAATTTGTCCGCTTTACGCCCCTGTTCTTAAGTCCCAGCGCTGCGATTTTCTCTACGATCTTCATTTCTACGCCTACGGTCTTCTCTGCTGTTGTTACATAGATTTCCGTACCTGTAGTCTTCCCGTCCCCGGCAAGGTCATTTACACAAGAATTAAAATGTACTTCCAGTACATAGTCATAATCTCCAAAATTTACCTGGCAGCAACCTTTACCCAGGTCTTTAAAAGCGTTCCTGTTCGTCGGGTATAAGTCAACCTGTGCATAGTTCCCCAGTGTTTCCTTAATCTTCTGTACCATTACTACGGTTTCTGTTGCTTCTACTCCAAATTTTGAGCTTGCGCCCGGGTCGCCGTCCCCGTGTCCGCTGATAAGTAAAATCTTCATACAATTACGCCCCCGTTACAATCTTTCTCATAATATCGTTTTCCGTGTCCTCTTCCGTAACTGTTACTGTATTGTAAACGTAATCATACAAACTTGTATTACTTTCCAGCATTTTTCTAAAATCTTCTAACGCCTGGTCTAATAATTTGTCGTACTGTTCTTCCGTGATAAAAAGCGTAACAATCGGGAATCTTTCTACCAGCCATTCCCATACCATAGATCGCTTAATGCGTCCTGTTTTGCTTTTTAATTCCTTTTCTGCTTCTGTTACCATGTAAAGCAGTGCTACTTTTACTTTTTCAAGCTGCTGCTTCGGTGTCAGCTTCATAAATCTAAGGATTGCATACACGGTAAGCAGCCCCAGGATAAGAAGGATAAAAAAGTATACCCAGTTTTCAAGAATCATTTTTACAGTTTCCATAGTTTCGTACCTCTAAAAATTTTGTATTTCTGTCGGTTCTAACGCTTCGTCTATAATTGTATCTGTTTTATCTTTCATCTTCTGTATGATTCTCTCTTTTGTTTCTTCCGCCTGGTTCTCTTCCCCCAGGTCGATAAGTTTTTTAATCATTCCAAGCTGTATCTTAATTCCATTTTCAAGCTGTACCGCTTTCAGATACCACACTACAGCGGCAGCGAATACGCCGCCAGCCGTCGGAATGATATAGGTAAACACATCTGTAGGCTTTTCGTTCCAGGCGAACACTAAAGCCACTAAGCAGGCGCATACAAATAGTACACCAGTCCCCATTACAACCTTTTTCTTAAATTCCCGTTTACTCTTTCCTCTGCTCATACGTCTGCCACTCTTCCAGGTCTTTTATACGGTTATTCTCTACTGATATTTTTTCAAGTATTTTACTTGAATCTGCTTCTAATTTGTATACCCTTTCTGCTACGTTGTTGTGTTTATCTAATTTCTTTTCGATATAGTCTAATCTTGTACGCATTACGCCGTAAATCACGCCGATAGACACGCCATAGACTACAAGCTGTATTAACAGCCCTATCCAAAATTCGTTACTCAAAAATACTAACCTTCCTATACAGAAGACATTTTTATTAAGTCTTCCTTTCCTTCTTCTATGTCTTGCATCATCGTTAGTATAATATTGTCTTCTTCCTCTATCGCCCGGTATTGTTCCAGCTCTAACAGAAGTCTTTTATTTACCTCTGTCAAATCTGTAATTACACTGGCTTGTACTTCAATCATTTGTAAAAGATAATCACTCATTTACTTTATCCCTTATCTGCTGTTTCTCTTCTTCCGTAAGGTTTTCGTAGCTCTCTAAAATCTCTTCCAGGTCTTCGCCACGCTGCACCTTAATTTTTACACCGCGTACAATAATTTTAAGTTTCGCACCCGTCAGCATTAAATAGCACCCCCTAATATATCCGCCATAGTTTCTACAAGCTCGTCCGTTGTTTCTACCAGTCCGTCGGTTGTCTCTTTGAGATCGTCGTACTTCTCTTCTGCTGTCTTCTCTCCCGCTTTCTCTGCTGCAATTCTCCGGGCTTCCTCAATCCATTTAGCCAGGCTTCCGTTAATACGGGCTTCCAGCTTTGCAGTTTCACGGGTGCAAAACTCAATCAGTGTAAAACGGTAGTGTTTCGGTTTTTCTTCCGTCTCTTCTACTGTCTCTACGTCTGTCTTAAGCTGTACGCGCACACGCCCTGCCTGTCTCCCAACGATAGCCGCCCCGGTCAGTACTTCCTCTTCTGTCTCTACGCCTTCTCTGATTCTTACCGCTTCCATTGCTTATTTTCTCCTTTGCGCTTTTTACGGTATCATCAAAATACTTTACTTTCAGTCCCCAGGAATCCGTATTTTTTATCCAGCCGTAATAGCTTATTACGCTTCTTGCATCGTGTCCGTTAAGTATCTGCTTCTTTCGTACCTTCCGTATTCTCCGTGTTATTCTTAAGCATATACTGGAACGTAAGGTAGTACAGTCCCGGTAGAATCTATAGCCTATAAAGTCTATTGGTCTGTTCCCTAACTTCCCTTTATCATTGGTTGCGTGTACCTGTAATTTACTCTTTATGTGTAAGCCTATTCGTGATAGTGCATCACGGATACAGGCTACATACTGTCGTAACTTCTTTTTATTACTACTAAATAATAACATATCGTCCATGTACCTAAAATAGTATTTTATCTTGAAAATATGTTTTATTACAAAGTCTACTGGTGTCAGCATGATATTAGCGAACCAGTGACCGAAGGGCGTACCTATTGGTATTCCTCTTTTCCCGGCTGCTGTCTCTTTTACCCAGTAAATATCTATACACATAAACAGTAATTCAAGTAACCTTTTGTCTTTAAACATTTTGATAAGTCGGAACTTCAAAAAGCAATGTAAAATATTGTCGTAGCATTTCTTAATATCCAGGGCTTCCCAGTACTTTGTATGTTTTACATTCTTATACGTCTTTCCTTTCCTGTTCTTCCTGGCTATCGCTCTTTCAATCTTCCTTTTGCAATACGTCCCGCCTTTTCCCTTTATACTTGCGCACGAATACATATACATCCTTCTTGTCAGAATAGGCTCAATGATCTGTAATACTGCCCGTTGTACAATCTTATCAATCATACAGGGCTTAGCGATCATTCGTTTTTTATGCCGCACACCGTCGTATATTTCTTTTCTTCTCAGCTTCCGTGGCTTATATCTGCCTTCTATCAGAAGTGCCTGTATTATTTTCGTGTATTTGTCGATATCCCCTAAATACTTTTCTTTCTGTTGCTTTGCATTTGTCTTTTCGTTTTTCTTTGATTTTGTTGCGTTTGGGCTACTGCATACTGCCTTAATCGCCGTTTTAATGTTTTCATATTCGTAGATTTTTTCGTAGATTCCACCAACTCTTTTAGGTAGTATCTCTTGTTTCTTTAACTTTGGTTTCTTATTTACTGGCTTATCCATATACTACCCTTTCTTAAATGCTTATTCGGAATACGCCCGAAGGCATACCGCCCTGTAAATAGCGGCTTCCGGGTCTTCCCCTAATAGTTCCTTGCCAGTCGCTTATTTTTACCAGTCCTTCGCCGTGTCGGTTACTCTGGTAAGGTCACAGCTTGCGCCGTGTTTAGATAGTGTGCAATAATTCATTTTTTCCATTGTAAGCATTAAGAAGCACCCCGCCGATGTTCCAGTTCGCGTTACCGCTACCGTTGTTCGCGTTCACGTAAGGCAAGCCCGCGTTAGCTCCGTTGTTCGCGTTACCGAAGACATACAAGACGTACCAGGCGGCTTACACACTAAATCCCTTTTATGTATTTTCTCTATCCTTTCATGTTTTCTATCTCCTTCCCGCCGTTTCTTTTGGGTAGTATATCATTTCATTTTGCAAATTCAATACCTTCCCCCTTTCCTTCCATTTTCCTGGAAATCTTTAGGTATTAGGGGGCTGCCCGCCCCCGTTACACCCCCGGTCTTACTGGCGTTTTTTAAGAAGCACCCCGCCGATGTACCAGTACGCGATACCGCTACCGCCGTTCGCGAGCACGCAAGGCAAGCCCGCGCTAGCTCCGCTGCTCGCGATACCGAAGACAAACAAGACGAACCAGGCGGCATTGTTGTTACTCCATAAGTACGCCCCATTTCCTTTTCCTACCGAAGAACCGCCCAACTTTTCGCACCACATTTCTAACGGGTGTTCCGGGTCGAATCCTTCCAAAAGTTGCCAGCCGGACGTTGTAGGAAATGCGAAGCTTAACGCCTTATAATTCGGGTCTGTATCTCCTACGTTATCTTTCGTCGCTGTGTTGTCGTAGCATACATATAATTTATCCTGGTATCGGTTCACATTATCCACAAAAGCATACTGCCCGTTATGCTCATGCCCTAAAAGTAACATAGCGTGCTTACCGTCATTCGCTAAGCATCCGTCTTTCATCCCCAGGCTATCGGTTGTTCCCGATATATTGGCACAATGACTAATAATATTACCTACTGCAATATTTACCGGGTCGCCGTCAAAATAGATCGCTTTCCCCGTTACGCTTCCGCTGCTGTAGTCTTCCACTCTTGTTATTTTTCTTTGCTTTGCTACCTGTGCTCCGCCCAGGCTCGTACCGATTTCCACAGCATTTCCTACCAGGTATTCGTTAGCCGCTGTCGCAAGTGCAATAACAATACGGTTTGTACTCTGTTCCGCTACTAAGGCTTTGTCCTGGTCTGTGTATCTCAAATAGTAATAGCCCTTACATACTTTTTCCTGTGTATTAAGGCTTGCGTATTTCACAAGTACCAGCATACTATACGCCCAGTAACTTGTACTATCCATGCTGTAGTATCCTTCTCCGGCTGCTTTTGATCGTGCACGTACCGTAGCTCTATTTATTCTACAATCCGGGTGTTTTCCGCTCATGGATACGTGCTTACTTCCCATAAGCGAAGACGGATAGCGCCCCCACTCCCACGGCTCTATATATACTGCTCCGTCAAAAGCTCCGGCGGAAATCTGCACATATTCGTATGTATCGTCGCGCCAGCGCTTGAGATAATATCCCGGATACTCTGTAAGTACCATGTACTTCGTTGGGTCGTACCCCGGTTCTCCGATATACGCTATTGTTCCCCCTGTATCCAGGTCGCAGCATTTAGATACAATCCCCGCCCACGGCATTACATAAGAAAAGTCGTCTTTTCCTATCTTTGTACCAATAGTCGGGTTTGCTTCCATGCCTACACTTGCGTCTGTACGTTCCCATGTGTCACTTACATTTTCTGTATTCCACACCCTTTTTACCCCGTAAATCGGCGCGCCTACCTGGGTATGGACTCCGGCAGCTCTTAAAAGCGCGTTTGTCTCTTCCTTTGTATATCCTTTAAGGTTCTGTGCTGCTTCTGCCCCGGCTGCTTTTACATCATTTACCGCTTTTTCACTCTGCTCCGTAACGCTTTGTGCTGCTGCTACTGCTTTTCCTCTTGCTTCGTTCGCTGCTGCCGCTGCGCTGTTCGCTGCCGTTGCTTGTTTTTCTGCTGCTGCCGCTGCATTATTCGCCGCTGTTGCCTTTTCTGTCGCTGCTTCCGCCTGTTTCTTCGCTTCTGCTGCCGCTGTAGTTGCTGCTGCCGCCTGTTTCTTTCCTTCCGCTGCTGCTGTATTTGCTGCCGATGCCTGTTTTTTGGCTTCTGCTGCTGCCGTGTTTGCCGCTTCTGCCTGTTTCTTTGCTTCTGCTGCTCCCGCGATAGCTTCCCCCGCTGTATCCAGGGCTTCGTTGGCTGTAGTAAGTGCTGTTTCCGCTACTTCTTTGGAAAGTCCCACTACTCTAAGTGCATCGGTAAGGCTTTCATATTCGTTACTACTCTTAATTTCGTCTTCGCTTACTGCTCCGTCGTCTACATTCAAATAGAATTTAGCAGTACTCAATACACCGCCGGAAGTACCGTATAATACCACATCTACAATAGCTGTACCCTTGCAAGTCGTCATTTGTCCGCTTATGTCAATGACTACCGTATTATTTTCTTTTGTGGCATTTTTAGTAACCTGTTTTCCGTCTGCCTTTCTGCATCTGACTTCTACAGTATTTACCCCAGTAAGGCTATATTCCTCTCCGTTGTCTTTGATTTCTGCAATTACGCGGCGCTCTGTATCGCCCATTTTTGCAAATACAACTTTATAGGAATCTCTTAAGCCTACGTCCAACGTAAGCCGTGTGATCTGTTTATCCATTCTTTAACAGTTCCCCTTTGTATTGTTCAAATTCCATAGCTGCTACCGTAGCATTTCCCGCGCGTACATTTGCTAAGACACTTTCAAGAATCAGAACCGTAATACTCGAATGTAAGCCGTAATTTCTTTCCGCCATAATAACCGCTGTATTGATATCCTTTTTTGCTTTTTCAATGGTTACGCTGAGCGGCTCGGCTACTCTCTTAACTGCTTCCTCTTTTGTTTCTACGTGTTCGGCTTCTTCCGTTACATTTTCTTCCTGTTGTACTTTTGCTTCTTTTACTTTATTCTCGCTTGACAATTTCACTCGCTTCTACCTCTTCCCGGAAGTTCACGCTTCCACTTACTTCTGTCTCTGTATTCTCTGCTGTAATTCCTTCTTCATTATCTACGATTTCTGCTAATACATATTCGTCTTTTTTCTTCTCTTCCATTTTTCGCTCCTACGTCCAATATCCAACTATTACCCCGTCTGCCACTCTTATATACGACGTTGAATACGACCAAGATATACCGCCGTTTCCAGTGCTTTGTATTGAGATTGCCGTACATATCGGTATTGTTCCTGTATATCCGTTGTACCAGGTGTTATTGTACTTAACTCCCGTCCCGGAAAGTCTCACGTTATGCAGCTCGTAATTATGCAGATACATATCGCAGCCCACATGTAGCCCAGCTTCCGTGTAAATACTATTTGCTCTCGAATAACACAAAATCGTATCATAGGTTGTTGCTCCGCTACTTGCAGCTCTCGCCCACGCCATGTATTTTCCTTGGTATTCCAGGTCAAATGTAAGTCCCTTATGGGCGCTGTTGTCTTTCCACTGGTTCGTACCGATACGTCCTACAAAATAATTATCCCGGTAAAAAGAGTTTCCCGACTGGTTAAATACCGCGCGCTTTCCAGCATTGGTTACTTCTCCGTTATAGATAGCGATTTGTCCGGCAGAAATTTGTACATACTTAGAACTCTTATTAAATGCAATCAGTACATTATTGTAGTATTGGGTTATATAACTTCCCATATCTCCCTTTTCTACTTTGCTTGTGATATTGCTTGCATTTACTTTTATTGCAGCTCTAAGCTCGTCTTCGATTCCTTCCGCCCGTTTTACTTCTGCTTCGATAGCGTCATTTGCTACTGTAAATTGCGCTTCGGCGTGGTCTTCATATTTCCCCAGTACTTCCACATCTTTAATATAAACCGTCGTGTTATCCACATAGTTATACACATAAAAGTACTTTGTCCCCGCTGAGCTTATAGTTATCTCCGTTTCGTACTGTTTAAATACTTCGTCGTCCAGCTCTCCGGCTTTTGTATAATAGCTGATTCCGCCAAGTGATACCCTAATTCTCGCTTTACTTATACTTCTTAAGTCCGCCCCGGCTTTGAATCTTACCGTATATGTCCCGGCTTTCAGCTTCCAGCTCTGATACATATAAATATTAGACGTTCCCCTGGTAATGCTTGCTACATTTCCTAAGTATTCGTCGTTTGTGGCTATTATATTTTCGCTGTCGCTCAGCTTCCACCCGTCCAGGTTTCCGCTTTCAAAAGTTCCATTCTCAATATAATTATGCTTAAGTGCATCAACCGCCTTTTTCGCATAGGTCTTAACTGACTCTGCCGACTGGTCTATAGATGTCTTCATGTTTACTTGCGTAACATAATTCTTAAGCTTTCCGTCCGTGTCTGCCTTTGCGTCTGCTAATGCCTGGTCTGCTGCCGCTGCTGCTGTTTCATCGGCGTAACTTTTAGCGTTCGCTTCTGCTTCGTCTGCCAGGTTGCCCGCCGTTTCGTCCACATACCCAAAACTGGTATATGTCTTTTCCGCTTCCGTCTTGATCTGCTCCGCCGTTTGGCTTATTGCCGTAGTCATTTCGGTAGTTGTCACATATTTTTTAAGCTGTTCGTCTGTATAGCTCTTAGCCCCAGCTCCTACAGTATCCGCGTAATTATTCGCGTTGCTTTCTGCTTTGCTCGTTGAATCATCTACATACTTATACGTTGTATACTTCTTGCTCGCTTCGGTCTTAATCTCTTCTGCTGTCTGGTTTATTGATGTCCCCATTTCGACCGTAGTAACATACTTCTTAAGTTTTTCTTCCGTATAGCTGTTCGCGTTGCTTTCTGCTTCATTTGCCAGGTTTCCCGCTGTTTCGTCTACATACTGAAAAGTAGTGTAGGTTTTCTTGAAATCGCTTTTAAGCCCGTCGATATCATTTTTATAGTTTCTCTCTACAGTGTTTACCGCTTCGCTTATATGGGATTCCACCGACTTTTTATAGTTGATGCTGATAGATTCCGCTTGTATGCTATCTGCTTTTATAAGCGCTCCGTCTAACTGCCCGACACATATATAATCAGCGTAAAAGCCTCTGCCAGTTCCGAAGGTCTTCCAGTCCCAATCTTTCCCGTCCGCTGTACGTTCTGATGCAATACAGAAGCCCATTGTGCCGATAGACATAGCCCCGTAGGTCGGGCTTCCTTCTACCAGGTCTTCAAATATTACCGCCCTTACTTCTGAAGGTTGCGATATGTCTCGCTGGGCTTTTAATTGTGCCTTTACAGCGTCGATTTTACCGTATACTTCTTCCGCCTTAAGTGTCCCGTCTTCCCTGGTTACTTTCTGTATAATATCTGCCGCGCTGGTTGTCTTGTCAAAATAATTTTCTATAAAGTTCCCTAGCTCAACTTCTGCGTTTTCTTCCTCTATGCAGTCGTACACAAGCCTTATACATCTTGCCGTTACATTTATCTTAAGCTTTCTGTCCTTTGTTAATACGTCGTCGCCTATTCCTACTGTTGTTAATTTCTTGTAGTCTTTATAGTCTTCCGTATTCGCAACTTCTACCAGGTCTACTTTATAATTTACTTTCGGCTTATCAAGCCCGTTTTCATACTCTTTCGTGCACCGTCTTTTAAGTTCTTCCCTTAAAAGTTCCAGCGTACTAAATCCTTCTTCCCCTTCCTGGCAATCTTCCAGTAACTTAACATCTTCAAATTTAATAACTGCTGTCCTGGGGTTTGCATAGCTTCCAATGAGCGGGCTATCTATCCACGGTTCTTCCCCTTCCAGGGTGTGCCCGTTGTATGATACCGGGATAATTCGCGTTACTACATCGTCTATACTTATGTCCGCTTCTATCCCTGTCATATTCCGCCCAAACTCTGCGCACGCTCCATAGTCCCCGCCCAGGCGGTCATTTATGATAACGGTAAAATTATCATACATTCTTTCGCCGCCCCAGCGATTTATAAAGCTGTTTTCGTCGTCCCCGCCGATTGCTTCCATGATATTTTTACGGATATAGTAAGCCGTGGATCGCGTTTTAATATTTGTCTTCGCCTTGTACTTCGTACCGCTTAAGATTATATCTAACGCTTCTTGCCCGGTCTTGTCCGTCGGTCTTACATCTACCAGCATTTCTCCGGCAGAATCATAGAAAACATGTCTTGCATAAGCCGTTACTTCTGTCTCAGTCTTTGTATAATCATAGATTCTAAAAAGCTGCTTCTTTGAGTATGGCGTAGGTGCTGCTATCACATTATCAGTTACCAGGTATTCCCAACGCCCCAGGTCGTCTATAGGGTGTTCTAAGGTAAGCTCTGCCACTCCTTCTACAGTAAGTTCTACTTCGCACGTAGTCGGCGTTAAGGTCATATCTCCGTTACTTCCGTAGTCCTCATTACCTTTAACGTATACCTCTATCATTTATCTGCACCGCCAGTTAGGTTTTATCTTAACTGTAAATCCAGGGCTTACACTAAATGTATTTTCCCCTTCTTTTAAATACAGGTCTTCATAATACCCGGTAAGCCGTCTGTTTGCCGTTTCCTTCAACGCCGTGTAGCAAAGTTTCAGCCCGGTATCTATAACCAGCTTTCCGCCGATATTCGCCGTAACTTCCGTACCGTTTACAGTAAGTGTACATACGCCGTCCCCCGCGATCTCATACACTGGTTTGCACTCTTCAAAAGCATTATACAGTGTATCGCTTAAGTTCCTGGTTTCTGCTCCTTCTATCAGATACATATAGCCTTCACAAGTAAATGTTACCTGGAATTTCCCGATACGCTTCGCTAAGCGCTCGTTTGTCCCTATATCAATTTTCTTCACTTTGTAATAATAGCCCGGGTCGTCTGAAAACATAAGCATACCTGTACTTTCCTTAAGGAATCGCCGTTTTATGCTTCTGAAATCTTCCGCCCAATCTTCCGGGTCGTCTGACAGGAAGTTATAAGTAATCTCAATGGGAATATCTTTTAATGTTCCTTTTTTTCTGTATAAATTCCCGTCCCTTCCCGGTACTTTTATCTCGTCGTACTCCTGTTCTGCTGTAGGGATATTAGGGCGGCTCACGGGCTTAACGCCCGCGTCTCTGTCCCTAATATTGTTGTATATCGTGTAATATACACCGTTCATTATGCCGCCCCTTTCGCTTTCTGCTTGCTCTTTTGGTCTTTCGTTACATTCTTAACTACTCGCTTTGTTGTCTTTCGTGCTATCTCTTTTCCGTCAAGCTCAGTAATATTTGTGATTTCTACAATTACTGTCTTTTCGGAATCGTCCGTAAATTCTGTAGTATCTACTCTGTTGTTCAGTGCTACTACTTTCGCACTCTGTTTAACCTCTGTTACTGGTGTTATCTTCGCCACTTTCTTTGTAAGTGTTCCCAGGCTCTTATCTATGTCTTCTTCAACATTACCAAGCTCGTTCGTAAATCCTACGCCCGCTCCTTGTGCCATGTACTTACCTACTTCGTCCTGGAATACCCGGGACGGCGAATGTATACCCAGTGCATTTTTTACACCGTCTACTATTCCGCTAAAGAAGCTCTGCACTTGCCGTCTAAACCAGCCAGCGGCATTACATATACCATTCCATACACCCGTTACGATATTGTAGCCTACGTTTGCCATTTGTGACGGTAAGGAAGCTACGCCATTGATCACAGCGCTTACTAACTGGCTCGCTGCATTTCTTCCCTGTTGCAGTAGTCCGCTTCCCCAGTTTGCTACAGATTGTATAGCGCCCTGTATTGCGTTCCAAACTCTGCCCGGCATCTGTGAAAGTGTTGAATATACATTACTTAAAATATTCGATGCTGCCGCGCTCGCCTGGCTTAACATCTGTTGCCCCCAGTTCGCCATATTTGTAATCGCGCTTACTATTGCGTTCCAAATCTTACCTGGAAGCTGGGATAAAAAGTTTACGAC